CAGGCAATGTGATGGTTGTTGTGGTTGCACTAACTGCGTTTGCACTCAATGATGCGTTTTGCAAGTCATGTACGAATGCTTTGTAAACATATTCAGGTGATGTAGAACCATTGCTGTGGTCGTATGTCAAACCACGAATGAAACCTGATGCAACCACTGTTGCGTTATATGTTGTTGCGTTTGCTCTATTGATGTTGCTAACACTTACACAGTGCAGGTCAACAGGTTGTGTGGTTGTCATGTCAAAGAACGTTGCATTGTTACCACGAACTTGGTCAACATAGAAGTAAGAACCGAAGTCGATGAAGACTGGGTTATTGTTCTGTGAACCTGTGGTTCTTGCACGATTGGATGTCAATGTGATTTGTGATTGGTTCTCCAAACGGTAACCATGCACATACGCAAGACCTTTACCAACGTTCAAGTCATACTTAGAACCATCCACATTAGTTTTTGGTGTCAGTTTGAAGTCTTCAACAACGTAATCGCCATTGGATTCATAGTCACGTTTAGCAAAGTAGTCATCAATAACGTTGTAAACAGAACCGTCAACCATCTTGGCCACGGATCCATCTGTGATTCTCAACAGTTCAATGAAGTTCTGGTCATCACCAAGTTCTAATGTACGTGTCGATAGTGTCAAAGCGATTTCGTAACGGTCAGCACCTGGTGCTTGATAGTTGGATGCACCAACCGCAGGGTCCAACAATGAAGAATCGTTGATGTAGTCTACCACAGTTTCTGTGATGTTTAGACCGACACGTTTGCTTGGAGAACTAGAGTACTTGTCTAGAACCACCGTGGTAGGTGGCACTTGCACGAAGTTGCCTAGTACATAGAAGACACCTTGTGCAATAGAGACTACGGAGGATGTTCCTGTTGCGTTTAGACCAATGGCCTGTGCAGCCAAGTTGGAGTTTACGTCATAAACAACGCTGTCGTCTGGGAAATGGTTACCTGATTTGTAGGAAACTACCAATGTTGGAGGGTCACCTGCATCACCTGTACCAGTTGCAGGTACAGTCTTCAATACCTGTGCAATCACAGTACCGGTTGCGTCCTGAATCAACTTACCTTCAAAGTTTGTTACATCAATCGCAGTGTTGTTGTAAGATGATTGTAGTTTGATGTAGTGACAATCGAAGTTTGTTGTGACTTGACCACCAGTTACAGGAGAATTCTGTTTGAAGATGTTGTCCGCAAACTTTGTGATTTGGTCCTGTAAGATAGTTTGCGATTGGGTCAGTTCTCTGGCCTGAACCGCATAACCAGGTTTGAAAAGAATTCTGTGGAAGTTCTTTGTCTGGTCGAAGTCGTCATAGTACGGATCAACGTTAAAATTCAGGGACATTTTTTTCCTTTAGTAACCTAATACAATCTTAAATTGTTCGATGCCATCTGCACTTCTTTGAATGCCTGTTCTGTTTTCGATATATTCCATATATCCAGAGTGCAGTACAAATTTTGGTGTGCTGTATGACAGTAGTGTTCGTGTTGTTTTTGAATCTAGACCAAAAACAGGAGCATTGATAATCATATCTCCTTTTGTATTTATAGTCTTAATTACATTGGATGCAGGGTCAAAACTCAATACTGTTGCAATAAATGTTGCAGTTTCATATGAGTTACCTTGGTAAATGATTTCGTCATTAGTGAATACACCAAAACCAGGTGCAGCAACGATATCGGTTGTTGTCTTATAGATTGCACCGTTTGCAGGTGCAGGTGCCAAGTCTAGTGTGGTTGGGTTTACAATAATGCCAACTTGGTGGAAGTCAATGTCGGTTGGCAAGATACCATTCTCCGAACCTTCAAATTCAATCACATACATCACACGAGAACAACCTAGTTCTGTGATTGGGTCTGAACCGTGGCCACCAACTGGTGATGTTGGTGCGATTGCGTATGCACCGAAACCAATGTCTGAACTGAATGCCACGTTGGCATACGTGTAGTCTCTGCCTGTATTTGTGATGATAACATCGGTGATTTCACCATTGTCGTTCACTTCAGCAGTACCTGCAGCATCATATCCGTCACCTGTAATTGTAACAGTGATGACTGCGTTCGATGGGTCGTATAGAAAACCTCTGTCGATGACGTTGATTACGTCAATGTTACCAACACCTGCACTCGAATTCAATGGACTTGGGTTGTTTCGACCAACTGATACAGGCATCCAAGATGAGTCCATGAACTTAATCTTTGAACCTGTGTCGATTGTGTAGATGTATTTCCACTTATAGTTGTCGGCACCCTTGAAGATGTTGTTTGTGTTGTATGTACCAGGTTCAAAGTATGGTTCTACTGTTGAAGATTCACCGTTGTTGTTCCACAAACACTTAAACACTTGGTCATACTTGTTGCGAACATAGAAAATTTTGGTTTGTATGCCGTTTGAATCGGTGGCAAACATGTCATCATCATCTTTGAAATAATCATACACTCTTTGTTCCCAGTCTCTACGTGGAATCACAGGTGAAATATCATTCGATGTAATCAACTTGGCCACAAACATGTTCTTGCAAATCTTTTTAATGGATTTCAAGTCTTGTGTTGGCACTGGAGGATTATTTTCATCAGGCCATGCATCGACCTTAGACATAAAGAAGTATGAGGTCGTCAGTGGTGTTGTCAAATTTGGTGGCACCACGGTCACTGGACCATAGTACTGTTGTTCGACAGCAGCAACCTTTGCGCCGTATGTGAGTAAGTTTTTATTTGCCATGATTTATTTATTAACCGTAAATAGCTGCAACGTGTACGTTAGCAGTTGTTTCATCAAAACAGATAAACTTCAACATCATGGTTGATGTTGCAGGCACAGTAACTGTGGTTGAGTTAGTTGTTGAGTGCAATGCAGTGCATCCGTGAGTGAGTATGTGGTTTGTACCTGAAGTGTTTGTCACCCACACATCAACAATTTTACCTGAAAGGTGGTCACCAAACGATACTGTCATGTCAGCAGTAATATCAACCCTAATCACAGCATCATTCACAAAACTCAATGATACTGCGGTCTGTGCCGCTGGATATGTTCTTGGATACCAGATGAAACCTTTGGTCGGTTTGATGTAACCTGAAACCTCTGTGTGAGTTGAGTTCATGGTCACAATCTTATTCAAAGTATTTGTGCCGGGAACTGTATTCCAGAATTGAATCTCCGTACCACGAGCGGAATCTGTGTAGTTTTCTACGGCAACAAAGTCCATACGACCCGAACCCAATGGTGTAAATCCTGTGGTACCATAACCACCTGAAGATACACGCATCAACACATCACCGTTTGCTGTTGCCTGTGGTGCAAGTGCAGTGCCTCTACCTGAACGACCGGCAACTAGACTGTATGTGTTTGCACCAAAAGAGTCAATAATCAAACGAGTAGGTGTGTCTGTATAACCAGTTAATTGCAGCATGTAACCTTGGTTAGCTGGTGTATGTGAGTAACCGTTGGCTGAACCTGAGATTTTGAATGCCGTGGTATTGGCTGAATATGCTGCGGCATTTACTGTGAACAAACCAGTTGTACCGACACCCAATACAGTCAAGTTACCTGCAATGTTCAAATCGCCACCAAAAGTACCTGTTGTATTTGCAAGTGCATTGTTTGCCTTTGCATACGCAGAGTGTACCATGTTGTTTGCAGCAGTAGCACGAGTGAACGCACCTTGTGCAACAGAATCAGTAACTGTTAGTGCCGTTGCTGTTGTGTTTGCTTGTGTGTATGATGCTGATGCAAGAACGTTGGCTGCATTTGCCTGAGTGTATGCTGTACCAGAATAGTTATACATTGTCACAGTGTTTGCTGCAACGATCCAGTCTGTGTATGACTTGGATTCTGTGAATGTAGTAAAGTCATTCGCTTGCAAGAATGTGTTTGCAGTGTTTGTGTATACCTTAGCTGCTGCCAGTGCTGCACCTGCGTTTGCTTCACCTCTGGAGGTTGCTAGTGCCAGTGTTGTTGCATCGTTTGCCTGCAAGAATGTGTTGGCGGTACGTGCATATGTGTTGACCGAGTTGGCCAAATTGAATGATGCGACTGTAATGTTTGCTGCCTGTGCCGCAGTGTTTTGTGATGTGCCGTCTGCAAAGTAAACTGGTTTCTGCAACAAGTGGAAACCTTCGTGGTACGAATACTTCATTACGACTTCTGAATCGTCAATCGAACCGTTCACAAACAGAATGTCTTT